TTTTAGCTCTTTTAAAAGTAGAGTCGGAAAATCCTAGAAGCTCTGAACCTTTTTCAATACTTAATCGGACATAATATCTTCCAAGTTCATCCTTCCAATTATTTTTCATGCTGAGTTTAATTCTATCGATCAAAACTATGTAAAGTTTCATGGCGTTAGGATTCATAGATTTGTATTTATCACCTACCAATAAAACTTTTGGCACTTGATAGAATACTAATGAGTCCATATTATTTGTCGTAAAATATCGAGACATTTTTTCTGCTCCTTTCTTGTTTTTAGGAGCAGTATCTGCTACAATAAACATAAAAATATGCAAACCAAATAAACAGTATAATAAAAGTACCCAGTATACTTTGGTCGGTGTGCAGGTACTGCTCCAAAAATAGTCGAGCGCCAACTCGGCTATTTTTATTTATTATAGCCCTTTTTCAGTGGGTCGTAAATTGTCTTTTACATCAACCTTCTTAATATCATGGTTTAAAGACACTTCTGAAACAGTTTTCATAACTTCTTCTTTAGTGAATGGTTGGTAATTTACATAATATAAGTAATATCTTGAACCTGAACCTTGAACAAGGATTGAAAACATATAACTCTTATCATGTAGTCCTTTCCATACTGCTTCAAGTCTCCTTCTTCCAAATACCTCATGAAGTTGAGTTTTAAGAATTTGTTCATCATCTTTTCTTGTTAAGAAAAACGTCAGTAACCCGATCTCTTGAAGATCGAGCCCATTATTTCCATTTACAACTTTTTCGAACATAACTAAATCATTAATTTTGAATACCTTTAGATTCATGTTTATTCCTCCTCCTTAATTTGAAAATATTATATCTGGAGAAGAAGAAACATAAATATGAAGTGTTGATTTATCTCAATAATTATTGTAAAATGGTCTTAGTANTTGAGTTAAGCAATTAATGCTTGCCCTGCCGTTCCTCCTATTCGGTCGGGGATTTTTTTATACTTAATATTCATCAAAAAATGGATCAAGATAATCAAACCTTCCGCAATTAGTGCAAACTTTGGTTGAATTAGATACTTCTTCACAAAATTCACATCTAGCTTTACCCTTCCTTTCATCATCGATTACTTCCTCAACATATTCTTCCATAATTCTAATTCCTTCTTTAGAAACGCCAGGGATTGGTTTAGTATTGAATTCATGTTTAAATAAAGATTCGGTATCAACTTCAATTTCTTTCCCAGCAATTTTCTCCATAACACGTTCCCATTTGTCTTCACCTATATAAGTCCCATCCCAATTTGTGTGTTCTTGTACATACAACTCTAAGGCATCTTTTCTGATCCTTATTTTCATTTTTTCGCCTCCTTATAGTCTCTTTATTTTAATTATAACCCAAAAAGGTAAAAAAATAAATATAAGTAAAAAAAATAAGCAAAAAAAATAAGCCCTAAAAAGGGCTTTTTTTAAATTCTTAACTAAAATAATGTTTTTTACAATAAGCAAGATACATACTTTTTTCTTCTACAAAAGTCTTGCCTGTCCTGACAACTTTTCCATCAACTATTCTAGCATTATATTCTGCTTCTAAGTTACATCCTTCATACTGGCATGTCATAGGAAGTTTAATAATTTGTTTAAGTTCACCTGAATTTAATAAAAAATCAGATGATTCGAAAGGTTCTCCAGTAAAAGTGGTTGAAAGTCCAAATAAATGAAGATTAATGTCACTATGGAGAGATAAATTCATAATTTTTGAAATAGTCAACTTATCAAAGAATTGAACTTCATCTATATAAACGGTATCAAGTCCAGGCTTAGAAAAAAATAATTTTATAATTGATATGACTTCATCTTTCTGATTAGCATTTAAATTAATCCCGAAAATGAATTCCCCACTTCTGCTTTTAATAATTCCAAGAGTTCCAGTATCACCATCTATTTTGGTAGAGAAGGCAATACAAGAAGAAGGATCTTTCTTAAATTGATCGATTAATTTTTTTGATTTTCCTGAGCCCATAAGACCGGTTGTAAAAGTTATTGTCATATTATTTCCCCCAATAGTAGTTAAATTACATTACAATTATATCTATTTAGAAGGAAACGTAAAATTAGATTCCTATAAATATACTTTATTTTTTTGAATCGGAGCCTTCTGTCTCATTTTCTTCATCAATAATTCCTTTTTCTTCCAATTTCTTAATAATATAATCATAATCATTGACTGGAAGTATCTCTTTATAAATTCTTGAATACCTTTTGCATAAGTCAGACACGAACTGGTCAAAAGTTTGACTAGATGTGAATATTCCTTCATTCTTTATTTTCATTAATTTTTCTTTTGCATTCATATTTATTCACCTCGAATATAACAATTTTATGATTACTTATGCCTCCTATAAAGTACCATATACAAAAAAATTATTCATCTTTAATACATATTGATTATCAAGATAAAGCTCCTTTTTCAAGGAGCCTTATAATTTTAAGAGATTTTAGATACATAACGTTGCTCTTTTTTGAGCTGTCTTACTACTAATTTATTATTTGAAAGTCCAATTTCCTCAATCATTTCATCAAGAGCCTCCTCATTATTTTTTGATTGGATCGGAGTCATTTTTTGAAGATTTTCTGCTGTTTCAACTAATTTATGAGTCAATTTAATCCATGCAATAATTTCATTAATATCTGTTGTTCCTTGGTGATGGCGAAATTCTATAGTTCCATACTTGATAAATGACTTATGATTTAAGTTATAGTAACGATAACGATCAATATTTTTAAATTCTTCAATATTTGAGGTTTTTTCAATATCTTCCATAATTGAAGAAATTGGACCACAAAACCAATTTTCTCTTCTTGATGGATTAATGATTGAATAAATTGCATTACTTTCATATTTATTATAAAGTCTATATAAGTTTTTAATTTGAGCAATATTAAAATCACTAATATCATGATGTATATGTAAACCAGTTTTCCTATTGCAACGAACTTTCAATACTTTCCTTAAAATATAAACCACAGTTTTAAGTTCATCAAAATCTGTAAGTGGTGGACTAACAATTTCCCAACCATTAATTGAAGAATCTGGTTGAACTTTCCATGAATTGTAATTTACTGGGCTTCCGTAATAAGAACCTTTAACATTAATTCCTGCATTTTCTAATGCTTCNATAACTTCCTCTCTTGATTTTCTTGTTGCTACTTCCAATTCGATGCCAAACTTTAAATTTCTCATTTTCATCTCTCCTCGGTAGTTGAATTTTTTTATATTTATCTCTCTATTAATATAATATCACGATTGGAAAAATTTGTAAACACTTTTTTGCAAATTTTTTGAAATTTTTTAGAAATTTTCATATAAAAAATGAAGAGCCGAAGCTCTTCAAATTCACATCCAAAACCTTCTGATTGGCCATAATTCAGGATACTGTTCTTTGATTAAATTTCTTATTTCTTCAAACATCTCTTTTTCATTATATGAATCAATATCTCCTAAAGAACTAACATCTAATTCAATCTCTTTTTCTTCTCCATCTGGCAATTCAACATCCATAATAAATTTGTCCATTTTTATTCCTCCAATTTTTATTTTTTATTTATTTCTCTCTATTTATTATTATATCCCGAACATACGTTCACGTAAACACTTTTTTTTACATAATCTTCCAACTTTTTTGTCGAATTTTCGTCTAGTAATTGGAAGTTACATATATAATTAATTAGAGAGGTATCAGGGTCAGTAGTTAGAAAATTGATCTTCCAATGATTTGAAAGAAGGAGATTTATAATGAATAAAAAACAAACTGACCAAATCTGTGAGAAATGTTACTCCCACATTATTACATATAGAGAAAATAATAAGATTATTTCTGAATGCTCTTATTGTGGTTCAGTACCAGAAGACATTAACATCCAACTTATTGATTTAGAAGATGATAGATATGAGCAGTAAAAAGAAAATATGCTCTTGTGGGAGAATAATCAACTTTAATGAAACTTGCTCATGCAAGAAAAATCAAAATAGAAACGAATATCAAAAACAATACTACGAAAAGAACAAAGAAGTTTTAAAACCATTGTCATCTGGCAGATGGAAAAAACTTAGATCTTTAATGATTAAAAGAGACCAAGGCGTATGCCAAAGATGCTTAATAAAATATGGAATCATTAATAGTAATAACTTGCAAGTTCATCATATTAAACCAAGAATTGAATATCCCGAACTAATGTTTGAAGAGAGTAATCTAATAACTCTTTGTAAAACATGTAACTTACAACTTGGAACTAGTGAAAAATTAGACTTCAAACCTAACATAGAATTAGATGACTATGATTTTGATTATAAACTCTAGGGGGCTGGAAAATGCCTAGACCAAGAAAACCTGCTAGCTTAAAGAAAGGTAAATCTGAAACAAAAGCTCAATTAGAAATTAGAGCAGAGAAAGAAGAAAAGTTGAAAGGTAACGGAGATTTGTTCAAAAATATTCCTGATCATCTTGATGAATTAGCTAAAGAGTATTATAAGTTTCTTGTTACTGAACTTGAAATTAGTAATATTCTTTCTAATCTTGATATTCCTCTCCTTGAACAAACTGCCGATTGCCTAAGTAAAATGAGACAAGCTGATGAAATAATTAATGAAGAAGGTATTATAATTAAGCAAATTGACCGTTATGGTCATGAAATAGAGAAAGAAAATCCAGCTGTTGGAACTAAGCAAAAATACCTTAATCAATTTAGATTTTTAGCAACTCAACTTGGATTAAGTCCATCATCTCGTGCACAATTAGCTGGTATGCAGATTGAGAAAGAAGAGGAAGAAAAAGATCCATTACTAAAAATTCTTAAAGGATAATTGGCTCTTGTCGTTTCCTCCGATTGTCGACTTGAGCCTTTTAACTTATCAGAGTAAAGATAATTGGATAATCGCCTGGTTGAAAAAACCATGGTACGTTGGTTCGATTCCAACCTCTGGTGCCAAATACAGAGTACTGAAGGTGATGATATGGTTTCCTCTTACATTAAGAACCATACTGCTTACCAGTATGCTGTTCAAGTAACAGAGAAACAAATCATCGCTGGTAAGTATGTTATAAAATCGTGCCAACAATTTTTAGATGAACTTAATAATCCTGATTCTAAATATTTCATCGATGAAGATGAAATGAAAAAAATCACTAATCTAACAAAGCTAATTAATATGGCCACTGGTCTTAAAGCTGGAACTCCAACTTATGATGCTTTGNCAGATTTCCAGTGGTTTTTCTTAATTAATGCGCTTTGTTGGAAACATAAAGACATACCTGAAAAGAGACGATTTGAAAAATCAATACTTTTAATTGCTCGTAAATCAGGTAAATCATTCTTAGTTGCATTAATTTTCATTATTTTGCTTTTAATCGAACCTGAGTTTTCAGAGTTCTATTCAGTTGCACCAGATAGAGAACTTTCTTCTATTGTTAAGAAGGAAGTTGAACAAGCAATATTAGCTTCCCCATTAATCCAAAAATATTTCGAGATTACAAGGAGNGAAATTAGATGTACTCTTACAAAATCTAAATTTGTTCCACTTGCTTATTCTGAAAACAGGATGGATGGCCGTAAAGCAAATGTATTTGTTGCTGATGAAGTTGGTGCTTTAAGGAATCGTTATCCAATTGATGCTATGCAATCTTCTCAGATGAACATGGTCAATCGTACTGGTATTTTGATCAGTACTGCTTATGAATCTCTTAATAATCCAATGGTTGAAGAAGTTGAATATGCTCAGAAAGTTTTAGATGGAGTTATTGAAGATGACTCTTTATTTTCTTTGCTTTATAAACCAGACGATCCTAAAGATTGGTTATCTGACAAGTCTCTACTTCAAGCCAACCCATTAGCAATAGATATACCTGAAAACCTTGAATATTTGAAGAAACAAAGAGCAACAGCTTTAGAAGTATCTAGTTCTAAAAAGAATTTTTTAACTAAGCACATGAACATCTTCGTTGATGGAGATGAAGCTGAAGTTTATATTCCAACTGATGACCTTAAAAAATGTATGATTGAAAATTATGATTGGACAGGTCGAGAAGTTTATGTTGGAGTTGANTTATCTCAAACAACAGACAATACAGCTATTTCAATGGTAACTTATGATATTGACAAAGATGAATATGTTGCTCAATCATGGGCTTTTATCCCAGAAGATAATGCTGTTAATAAGAGCAAAATTGAACGTGTTGATTACTTCACTATGAGAGACAATGGTTATTGTTTCTTCTGTGGAGATAAAGTTATTAGTTATAGTTTCGTTGAAAATTTTGTTTTAAGTCTTGAAGAAAAGTTTGGTGTAAAAATTAAAGGTATTGGTTATGACCGTTATAATGCCATTTCTTCTGCTAACAGATGGTACGAAGCTGGTTATGACACAATTGAAATTAGACAGCATTCTTCAGTTCTCCACCCTGCTACAAAACTTTTGAAAGAAAGAGTCTTAAATCAAAAGTTCAGATATATCAAAAATCAACTATTAGAAATAAACTTTTCTAATGCTAGAGAAGTTAAAGATACAAATCTTAATACGTATGTAAATAAGAAAAAATCTATAGGTAAAATAGATATGGTTGTTTCTATCTTGAACGCTATGGTTTTATGGAATAAAGATATTGAAGAAGGTTTAGTTAGCGTTTATGAAGAACGAGACATCATTATTATCTAATTAAATTTATTATTTATTAAATTCTTATTTAAACCGGGAAGGAGGCTAAATGAAAATAGTATGGGATTTTTAGATCGATTCAAGAAATCATCATCATCATCATCATCTGAACAACGATCTCAAGAAGACTTCCGTTATGGAAGTTTTTCAATTACCTCTTTCTTCGGTGATGGGAGCCAAGTAACTGAGGAACAAGCAATGAAAATTCCAGCTGTTGCCTCCTCAGTTGAATTAATTACATCTTCAATCGCTCAACTACCTATTTATCTTTACAAAGAAAATGAAAAAGGTGAAGTAATAAAAGTTGACGATAGAAGAGTTTTTCTTTTGAATAATGAACCAAATGAATTAGTAAATGGATACAACTTCAAGAAACACTTAGTAAAAGACTATTTGCTTTATGGAGCTTCATATACAAAGATCGAAAGAGTTCGGAATGATGTAATTGCTTTATACCAACTTCCTATTCGAGAAATTTCAGTTACTAAATATAAAAAAGATGGATATAAATACTCAGCAAAAATTAGTCTTATAAACCAACAAGGGAATAAAGATGCTGAGTTTTCTCCAGATGAATTGATTATTGTCTTAAAAGATAGTAAAGATGGGATCACTTCTTCTGGAGTTTTAAAGAACAATAGTGATACATTCTTACTGGCTCTAGATGAACAGAATTATACTCAAGGAATATTGAAAAATGGTGCTTTGCCAGTTGGAGTGCTGAAAGCCACCTCTCGATTGACTCAAAATGCTATTGATAGGCTAAGAGCAAGTTTTGAAAATTTATATAGCGGCGCAAAAAAAGCTGGTAAGACTCTTATTCTTGAAGAAGGTTTAGATTATAATCCAATTTCAATGAAGCCTAATGAAATGGATTTGACTAACTCTAGAAAGAATACTCTTTCAGATATTTCTAGAATTTTCAATATTCCAGAGTCAATGATTAATGCTTATGCAAATAAATATGCATCTAACGAACAAAATAATATTTATTTCCTTCAATATTGCATCTCTCCTATTGTGACAGCAATTGAAGGAGCTTTAGATAAAAACCTTCTTCTAGAGTCAGAAAAAGAAAGAGGATATTACTTCCGATTTGACACATCTGAAATTTTAAGAACAACTGAAAAAGAAAAGATTGAAACGATTGCTACAGCTATGAAAGAAGGTCTTATTTCTATTAGTGAAGCTAGATCGAAAATTGATATGCCTCCTCTTGATGTTGATTATTTTACTTGGAGTTTAGGAAGCATCTTCTACAATCCTAAGANAAATGAAATGACTATTCCAAATATGGGTGTGACAATAGACCCAGATAATCCTATTCCTCAGAATAATCAACAACAATCTGATGATCCAAATAATGAGCAGACTCAACAAACTGAGGAAGATGAAGGAGATCAGAATAAGAACAANGGTGATTCAAAGGAGGTGTAGAAACCAATGGATATGGAAGTTAGAATGCAAAATACTGACCTCCAAACAAGTGAAGATGGTTCACTGGTAGTGTCTGGTTATGTAAATAAAACTGAACAACCTAGTAATGTTTTAGGTGTAACAAAACGTTTCATTGAAAAAATTGCAAAAGGAACTTTCTCTAAAGCAATTAAGAATTCAAAACGAGATATTGATTTTTTAGCAGAGCATAATAACAACCTTATCCTTGCTTCCACTCGAAATGATTCTCTTGAACTTAGAGAAGATGACCAAGGTTTATTTATGACTGCGACCATTGCTCCTACTACTTGGGGTAAAGATGTTTATACGCTGATCAAATCTGGAATCTATCGAAATATGTCTTTTGGTTTCCGTTCAATAAAAGACAGCTGGCGAACTTTAGAAAATGGATTATATGAAAGAACTATCGAAGAACTTGAATTATTCGAAGTATCTGTTGTTAAAGATCCAGCTTATTCTCAATCGACAATTGCTGCGAGAGGAATTGATCTGGTTGAAGAAGTTGAAATACCAGCTGAAGTAGAGGAGGAAAAAAGGTTAATGGAAGAAAAATTGACTAAAATTCTTGAAAAGATTGAAGTTTTAGATACCTTGGAAGAACGATTTAGATCTTTAGAAAGTGAAATCAAAGAAATTCGTTCTGATCAAGAAAAAGTTTTAGAATTCCGTAAAGAAGAACAAGATTCTGACCCTCAATATGATGAAAAACTTGAGGATAAATCTGATGAAAAATTAGACAAAAAAGAAGAAGAAAAACAAGAAAATAAAGAAGAAGATAAGGATAAGGCTAAAAAAGAGGATAAAAAAGAAGATAAAAAAGAAGATAAAGAAGAAAATAAAGA